TTTATCTAAATACACTAGATGAAGATGGTGCGGGAGAAACTGAGTTTCTATATCAAAGACTTAGAATTCCACCAAAAGAAAACACACTTATAATTTGGCCAGCAGCATTTACACATGCTCATCGTGGAAATGTTGTTCATGGACAGACACCAAAATACATTATTACCGGTTGGTTTTATTACGAATAGAGAGGATCTAGTAAAATGACAATCAGAAGAGTTATTGGAAGAAATGCACAGGAAAGAGCAGGATCTGTAACATTCAATAACCCTGGAACTTGGACATCTCCTAATAGAATTCAAAGAGTTACTGTTTCCGGTAGGGGCGGAACTGGCAATCCTGGAAATAATGGAGTAGGTGGTGCTGCTGGATATGGAAATCCAGGAAATCCAATGAATGCCAATGATGGCAATCCTGGTAATGGTGGCGGCGGAGGTGGCGGTGGTGGTGGTGGTGCCGGTGGTGCTGGATGGTTTGGACCTGCAGGTGCTGCTGGACAAGGGGGTTCCGCTGGCAACGCTTCCCCACCAGGTAATGGTTATGGTGGCACTGGAGGACTAGCTGGACAAGGTGGTAATAGCGGTAATCCGGGCAGTCATGGCAGCGCTGGTGGTGCGGGCAGTGCAGGTACCTCAGGATCTACAGGCGGAACACCAACCGATGGAAATCTTGTAAGTGCTGGTAATGGTCAAGCTGGTGCAGATGGTCAAGATGGAAATCCCTCCAGTGCTTTAGGTGTCGTATTCCAGGGTGGTTTAAAGGGTGGTGCAGGAAACTCTGGACAAGCAGGACAAGCAGGACAAGCAGGAAGTCGTGGTCAAGGTGCTACTGCTGGTAACGGTGGTGGTGCTGGTAATGCTGGTCCTGGCGGATACTTTGGTCGTGGTGGTCAGGCTGGAAATTCAAATGTGAATTCCAGCAATCCAGGAACTCCTGGAGATGGTGGAGGGCGTTGGTTCCCGTTACCTGCAGGTGGTTCTGGTGGTTCTTCTGGAAATCCTTTTGGTGGATCTACTGCTGGTAATGGTGGGCAAGGGGGTCTAGGATCCACTGGAAACCCTGGTCCCGATAATATAGCGGGTGGTGGTGCCGGCGGTCCTGGTGGCAGTGGTGGTGTTAATGGTGGTAATGGTGGTTCTGGTGGTAATGGTGGACAGGGACAATGGGGGGCCGGCGGTGCTAATCCAGGAAATCCTGGTGGAGGCGGTGGTGGTGGCTCTGGTGGTCCTGGTGGAGGCGGTGGTGGTTACGGTGGAAGAGGACTTCCCGCTCCGGGAAATCCAGGAAATTCTGGAACTGCTGGTGACAATGGAACAGATGCCCAATCTGGATCTTTAGGAAACCCTGGATCAGATTATCCCATTTCTGTAACACCAGCCACAAGTTATCCAATTACTGTTGGCCCTGGCGGATTTGTGACTATATCTTGGAATACCCAATAATAAATAAACAGTAAGTCGTTATTTTTTAGAATGCCTAAAGAAAAACCATCGGAAATGAGACAAAAAATTCATGACTTGTGTGAGGAAAATGAATATTACTCAATAAAGCAAAACAGAAATAGAGCAAGATCTATTACTGTTGGAACTGCTTTTGGTGGAGTGGTTGAAGTTAATATGCGGTCTGATGCAGCATCAGTTTATGCTCAGATGCAACCGACTGAAGCAATAGAACTAATTGAACAATTAGCTGCTGGTGTTGGTATTGAGATTGCAATGAGACCTAAGCAAAACTTTGCTTCATGGAGAGGTTGGGAAGAAGTTATTGGAAATAATGTTCCCATGGATAGAATCGCATGGAAAGGTGCTGCTGCATGGCAACTTGGTTCTGAAGTTATATCCCCAAAACAACTTAAAGCAGAAGACGAAGAGAAAAAATTAGAAGAATCTGAAAAAGTTGTCGTGAAAGAACTGAAACAGTCCGAAGAAAAACCTGTAAGAAAACCCAGAAGAACAAGAAAAAAAGTAAAAGAAACTGAAAATGAATGAACTTTATGTTTTGGTAGATTCAGAGCAAAATTTAATCTTATCACCAATTATGGAGTTGCCCTTAAACTGGGGCAATATAAGCGGAGTGAAATTTCTTCCAGAAGAAAAATTATCAGATTTGAGTTGGGCAGGTGAGAGAAATCTTGGATGGAAAAAAATTACAGATCCAGATTTGAGCACAGTAAATGTAACTGAAGAATGGATTGGTTTTCAAAGAGCAAATCTTAAACAAATAATTTCGTCTAAAAGAAAAGAAATGGAGTCTGAAGTTTTGACATTTGGTGAAAAACAAATTAAACTTGATGAAAAAACAAAAAATGCTTTAAGTTTTAAATTGTCAGGATCTTTTAATGATACTGATACTCTTATTTGGAAGTTTATGAATGGAATCTATGAAGTTACATATGGCGAACTTAAACATATTCGCGATTCAATAGATTCATATCTTCAAGAGTGTTTTGATATAGAGTATAAGTTTTCAAATCTTGTAGATACAACCGAAGAAACAAATGGATTATTTAATCTCAATTTAAGTTTGAATTGGCCAAGCACATTAAGATAAAATATAATTTATTATGAAAAAATTTCCCGTAACAGTATTGGATAATTTTTATGAAAATCCAGATTTAGTTCGTCAATTTGCATTATCTTTAGATTATAATACTGATGTTGAAGGAAAATGGCCTGGAAAAAGAACTTCACTTTTGCATGAAGTAAATCAATCATTCTTTGACACATTTTGTGGAAAACTTTTTAGTTTATTTTATGATTTAGATTATAACTCTGTCAACTATAATGTAGCTACAAATTTTCAGTCCATTTCAAATTATTCCGAAAATCCCGATAGCAAATTGAATGTTGGATGGATACACCAGGATATTGAGTGTATATTTTCTGGTGTCATTTATTTAAACCCCAATCCGCAAAAAAATACTGGAACAAACATTTATAATATAATCGATAAAGATGTCCCAATGAATCAATCACAAAAGTTCAAGTTATATAAAGGAGAAGAACCCGTTAATGAGTCCGAATATACGCAACAAATATTAGAAAACAATAGTAATTTTGAAGAAACTATTAGTATCAATAATGTATATAATAGAATGATTTTATTTGAGGGTGGAGTTCATCATGGAGTGCAATCTTTGTATTCGAGTTCAGAGCCACGTCTTACTCAAGTATTTTTTGTATATAAAGTAGAAGGAGGAAGATATCCAGTGGTTAGATCAAAAGTCAGATAAAAAAATATTATTTTATTGGTGTTCTTCATCGCTCTGGATATACTATAGTTTTAGAGAAATTTATAATGCTCATTAATAATAAGTTGACCCCTCAACATTAAGGATATATAATATCACTGAATACATTATTTTCAAATGGCATTTCAAAGTGTTTGGTACTATTCAGACCTTCCAGAAGAAGTTGTAGAGATTATCGAAAAAGATCTTTCTGTTAAGTTTGATCAACAGATGGGTGATTCTCGTCTTATGGGAGATGCTCTGAATAAAGATAAAAGAAATTCTCAAAATGCATGGATTCCAACTCAGCATTGGCTGGGTGGATTCCTGTGGCATTATATTCAACGTGCAAATCGCGAGAACTTCTTATATGATCTGCGGTGTATTGATGGAGAATCAATGCAATACACTCGATATGGTCCTGGTCAGTTTTATGGTTGGCATAATGATGCTGGTATTGCGGGAGCATATAAACCACAATCGGTTGGTAATCGTCAAGAAGGACTTGCCAATGATTTCGTGAATGAGAATATTGAACTTGTAAGGAAACTTTCATTTGTGCTTCAACTTTCTGATCCTGATGATTATGAAGGTGGAAATCTTCAACTTTTAGATGAAAGTGGCGCGTCATATTTTGCACCCCGTAAGCGTGGCACTGTAATTTTGTTTGACTCAAGAACTCAACATCGGGTTCTTCCTGTTAAGTCTGGTTTGCGTAAGTCAATTGTTGGTTGGACTGTTGGTCCTCGTTGGAAGTGAGGTAGAGTATGGCAGAGAAAATGACATTGGAACAACTTAAGTTCCAAGAAAAGTTAAATAGTGGTTCATCTTGGACTCGCAATGAACAATTTGATAAAGATGGCTACTTGGTAGTCAAAGACTTATGGGATGTTGGTGAACTTTATCGTCCTGTTCCAGAAATGCGAGGACAAATTAATTACTGGGGTAAAAAACCAGAACAGTTTAACTTTACGCCTCTTGAAGGACAAGTTGAAGGTTCCCTTGCAGTTTATACACACCCACAATATCATCACATTCATTCAGGCATTCGTCTGAAACTGGAAAAGATTATTGGTAGAAAGTTGTATAATACTTATTATTATGATCGCTTCTATTTTGCTGGACAAGAACTTACAGTTCATGCAGATCGTCCAGCATGTGAAATTTCAGTAAGTGTTCACATTAGCACTAATCTTGAAGAGTGTTGGCCATTGTGGATTAAAACTCCAGATACTTATAGTGAAGATAAAACAGAAGTTCTTGAGCAAGGAGAAAATAGATCAGTTTGTCTTCAACCTGGAGATGGAATGATTTACAAAGGTTGCGAAAGACCTCACTGGAGAGAACCCCTAAAATCTAGACATAAGGGAGATTACTTTATCCGTAAACTTGGAGAAGAAGATGATACCTTTTATCATCAGGTATTTTTCCACTATGTTCTTGCCGATGGGCAAAGATCACACTGTGCAAATGATATGGCAAAGGAATGATGAAAACTATTGATGAAATTTTTGATGACGTAACACTGATTGGACAAACACCCAATCTTATTATTAAAGTTAAAATGCCTGATCCAATCTTTGATGAGGTTAAGGGTTGGATTGAACCTTGTCGAAGTGTGAAAGATAATGAGTATGCAGAGTTATTGAATCATCATAATGTAGGAACAGGACATAACTCTTATCAAACTGCAGTTCCCCGAAGACTAATTGATAACTCATTCTTCTTTGGATATCTTTTGAATTTAGGCCAGTTATATCTTCATGCGGTTAATAGTCCAATAAAAGATAATCCTCGTGCAGTTCATCTTCGTAATTATCCTGGACATTATGATGGATATGATGTTTGGGTAAACTTTACATATAAAGGTGATGATAATCCAGAACATAATCATGCTGGTTCATTATCTGGTATCATCTATATCAAAGATGAAGATTGCCAACCAACCAATTTCCCATCCATTGATTATATTCATAAACCCAAAGAAGGTGAGATTCTTTTATTTCAATCACATTTAATGCATTCAGTTGATGTGAAAGAAACAGAATCTGAAAGAATTACTGGATCTTTTAACTTAGATGTTTTTAGTAATCAATAATAATAATATCTTTTGACCGAGCAGCAATGCTTGGTTTTTTTATATAAATATAAAAAAACCAAGAAGCAATCAATCTGAAATGACCAGAGCAAGAGAAGCTGCTAGGCTAATAGGCAATAATACATTTAGACTGGATTCTAACAATGCTGTTGGTTTTAACAGTACGACTCCAGATGCGATGTTTGACATCAATCATGGGTTGACTGTTGCAGGTGTGAGTACCTTTACAGGCAATGTCA